TTGTTTGGCCGCAGCATTCAAAAAGACTAGCTAAATACGAACAGTTTGTAAAGTATAATAAGACAAAAATTAAATTAATACTAAAAGAAATATTTGTTAAATGATTAAAAGTTTTTTTAAACCATCAAACGGTAGTTTTAAATGTGAATTAAAATTTTTAGTTAAAAAGATTTTAATTAATCTATTCATAGTTACCGTATTAGTAGGTTTATATCATATATTCAGATAATGACCAAAGTCTTTTGCATAGGTAACGGTGAAAGTAGAAAAGATTTTGATTTAAATAAATTGAAACCTTATGGCAAAATATATGGATGTAACGCCCTATATAGAGATTTTACTCCTGACGTTTTAGTAGCCGTTGATGGTGGAATTATACACGAAATATATCATAGTGGTTATTCATTTCAAAATGAATGCTGGTTCAGAAATTGGAAAAAAATTTCAAAAAAAGATTACAAAAAATATGTAATAGGTGATGATTTTAATAAAAGTGAAATTGAAATTTTAAAACAATATTTTACAAATTATACAGAAAATATAAGAGATAATAGTTTTTTTTTTGTTGTTCACGGCACTAATTTTAAAGATAAGTATTCGATAATTAAAAAATATATAAAAAAAAGTAATTTACACAATCAAATGAAAAGTGAATTAAATACAAGAGGTATACACGTTAGTTGGATTAAAAAAGATATGGTTCACAATTTAGATGAAATATTTTATAATAAAGAATTTGGATGGTCAGCAGGACCTACTTCAGCTTATATAGCTTTAAAACAAAATAATCCTAAAGAAATTTATTTAATAGGACACGACATAACAAGTAATAATAATAAAATTAATAATTTATATAAAGATACAAAAAATTATTCTAAGAGTAATTTATCAAAAATTAAAGGAGTAAATTGGATTTCTCAATGGAAAAAATTATTTAAATTATTTCCTGATACTATTTTTCTTAAAGTTAATAATAGTTTAGAAGAAATAAATAATATAGATAAAAAAATTAAAGTATGGAATGATACACCCAATTTAATTTATACTACTTATGAACAAAGTTTTTCTAATTGGTAACGGCGAAAGTCGTAAAGATTTTAATTTAGATTTATTAAAACCACACGGTAAAATATACGGTTGTAATGCTCTTTATAGAGAATATATACCTGATGTTTTAGTGTCAGTTGATCATGGTATCATGCACGAGATATATCAAAGTGGTTATTGTTATAAGAACGAAACTTGGTTTAGAGATTGGACAAAAGTGCCTGAACATATGTATGAAAGTATGGTTTATGCTGGCCTTTCTAAAGTTGACATTGAAGAACTGAATAAGTGGCATATTAAAAACGAAAATAAAAAAACAGACGAAAAAGAGTTTGTAATGCACGGTGCCAATCTATCTGGTTTAGTTACAATACTTCGACAAAATAAAGAAAAATTCCAAAAAAGAATAAGTCAGAACGTGTTATGTGTAAGTTGGGTCAAAGACAATGACAAAGCTTGTAATATAATGGATATAATGCCAAACAATAGAGACCTAGGTTGGGCAGCTGGCCCCACATCTGGTTATGTAGCTATTAAAAAGACTAATCCAACAAGCGTATATCTCATAGGACACGATTTAAACAGTACCACAGGTACAGTAAACAATTTATACAAAGGAACGAAGTATTATGTCATTCCTGAACATGGTCCTACGCCAAGTGTTAATTGGATTACACAATGGAAACAGTTATTTATTGAAAACAAAAATATAGATTTTTATAAAGTAAATACAAATATGGATGGCCAAGATCGTGTAAACAGAAGAATATTTGAATGGGAAGATATAAAAAATATACACTATATTACATATAAAAATTTGCTTGACAAACATCTTAAAACATGATATGTTAATTGTATGATTAGATTTTTAAACTTTTTGATAGATAAACTTACACATTTAAGAAATCGATTAAAACATCCAAACATACCATTAAAAGAATGGTCAGAGCAATATAAAAAGTGGAAAGATAAAACATATAAATAAAAATGATAGCGATTATACAGCTAACACAAATACAAACATACGGAGAATACAATGGACTTTAATACATTAAAAGCAAGCCACTCTAACTTTGATAAACTTACCAAAGCATTAGAGGCTAACCTTAATCCTGAAGATATCAATAAACAATCAAAAGACAAATACGTAGACGAAAGAATATGGAAACCAGAACTAGATAAAACTGGCAGTGGTTATGCCGTACTTCGTTTTTTACCAGCAACTGAAAAAGAAGAAATGCCGTGGGTACGAGTATGGTCACACGCATTTCAAGACAAAGGCGGTTGGTATATTGAAAACTCTCTTACTACATTAAATCAAAAAGACCCTGTAAGTGAAGAAAACACTAGACTATGGAATACAGGCGTTGAATCTGATAAAGAGATAGCAAGAAAAAGAAAAAGAAAATTATCTTACTACTCTAATATATTAGTTGTCAGCGACCCAGCTCATCCAGAAAATGAAGGCAAGGTATTCATATTTAAATATGGTAAAAAAATATTTGATAAGATTACAGAAGCTATGCAACCAGCATTTGAAGATGAACAACCAATTAATCCATTTGATTTTTGGAAAGGTGCAAACTTTAAATTAAAAATACGAAAAGTAGATGGTTATTGGAACTATGACAAATCTGAATTTGAGCCTGTAAAGGCAATTGCTGAAAATGATGAAAAGATTAAAGCAATATGGTCGCAACAGTATGCTCTAACACCTTTCTTAGCCCCTAGTAATTTTAAAACCTATGACGAACTCAAGGAGAAACTGAATAGGGTAATTACGGGACAAAGAAGTACTGGCACTGTTGAGAACGCTGAACTCCCTCCAGCAAAATCTAACGGTTCAGTAAAAAGTAAAAGTAAAAATACTCTATCCTCTATTGATGATGACGATACGTTGTCTTACTTTAGTAAACTAGCGGATGATGAGTAGAATCTCTCTCTACTAATACTGAAATGGTGGCCAGTAATGGCCACCTTTTTAAAATATTTTGTTAGTATTAATTATATTATATGTAGGTTCTGTGTTTATGTATGACGCAGGCACTATTGTTTTTGACTCACCTCTATTTATAGTAGTAGGTGAATTTTGATTTAATATAGCTAAGTTTTTAGGTTCCTTACTAACTTCACTTGAAAATCTTTCACTTTCAGATTTTAATTCTTCTGATTTAAAGGTATCTAAATCTTGTATTTTTTTCAATGCTGTATCTGATTTGCCTAATATTTTTTTTGTTTCTTTTGACACATCTCCCATGTCGACACCGCCTGTAAATTCAGTAGCAGCAGATTCTTCAGACATCGCTTGTAATTCTTCTGGTGTTTTATTTTTATTTTCTTTACTTTTGTCATAAAGTTTTTTACCCAAATAACCTATACCACCAACAGCGGCTGCTATGCCTAATGCTGGCAATAAAAAAGGTGCTGCTGCTGCTGCTAAACCACCTAAACCTGCCATTAATCCACCACCAGCAGCCGCAGCTCCACCAGCGGCCGCAACTCCACTAGCAGCCGTAGCTGCTCCAGCACCGGCGGCCGCAGCACCACCGCCTCCTGCTAATAATCCTGCCAAAGGTAATGCTCTACTTCCTACACCCACTGCTCTTATTGCTCCTCCACCAACAGTGCCTCTACCCATACCTAATAAATTACTTACGCCTCCAGTTGCTCTTCCACCAACAGTGCCTCTACCCTTACCTAATAAATTACTTACGCCTTCAGTTGCTCCTCCTGTTGATCCTATTCCTAACATACCAGCTATAGAACCACTTATATTTTTTAATCCTTTTTTTAAACTATCGGTTAAAGGTTTAAATAAATCACCTAAAACTTTTAGTGTTTTTTTTGTAAAAGCACTAAAAGCATTAGAAAAGAAATTACCTGCTTTTTCCATAGCTTTTGTTAACGGCGGTAAACCAATTGATAATATTTTTTTGCCTAATGTTGAAGGAATATCTAGCAACAACGTATCTAATGTGTCAAATATACTTTTAAAACCTGAATAAAATAAACCAAAAAAACCTTTAATTAATGTAGGCCCTTTTTCACCTTTTAATATAGAGCCAATAATACTTAAAAAATTTCCACTGCCTATTTCTTTATCGCCTATTTCACTTTTTATGGTACCTAATTGATCTCGTCTAAATTTTATTGATGAATCTATTTTTTGTAATCTTTCTTGTTGTTCATCACTAAATGCGCCTTTTTCGCCTGTACCTTTTTCTTTTAATGCTTTATTAAATCTTTCTTGTAAAGTTTCTATTCTTTTTTCTAATATATTTTTACGAACTTCTTTTTCTCTTATTTCATCTCGTGATAAATATTTAATAACACCTTTTTCTTCATCTATGGTAGAAGCTCGACCTTTTGACAATTCTTCAGCTTGTATTTCTTTTGCTTTTGTAATTCTTTCTTCTCTATCTTGTGCCATTTTTTCAAGGGCGTTGTTTAATTTGTTTAAATTTTTACCTAAATCTTTATTAAATTTACTTAAATCAAAATTAAATTTTCTTTGTAATTCTTCCAATTTTCTAAAAGCTTTTTCCTGATCAGTTAAACTGCCTGTATCTAATAGTCGAGTAATTTCTATTAAATCTTTTTTAATTTGAGGATTAATAACATCCAAAGCTGATGTTATAGTTTTTTTAAGATAATTTTCAGCTGACATATTTATTTTAGATAAAATTTTATAAACTTCATCTTTTTGAAGGCCTGATTTTTTAGAAATATCTTGTACTAATTTAATTACATAATCTAATTTTTTATTAACTGAGGGACGAGTATTAAATGTAGGTTCATCACCTATTAAATTTTCCTCTGATGATTTCATACCCATAGCAGCAGGCCCTAATGCTCTCATTAATCCTTGTGGGTCTTTAGGGTCTTTTATAATAGCCATTTATTAACCTATTTGATCGTCTATTTTAAATTTAGATTGTGTTTTTGTATGTACTGTTTGTGCTATAATTTTTTTATCTTCAATTTTTTCTTGTGATCTGCCATAAGAGGTAATACCTAATACAGCACCCATAGCAATATGAAAGAAACCAGCACCAGATAATGTAATTGGATTCCATTGTCTAAATGCTTCATTTGCCACTGGTATTTGCCAAAATTGCACAATTGTAAACATGATAGGAAATATAATAAAATCACATATACAAACGGCCAGATATAACCAACCCATAGCAGGTCTCCAATTGGTTTTCCAAGGTGATTCTTTACCATTTTCTATGTTCATTTACTGTCTCTTTTTCTTCTTTCGTTTTCTTCTTTAATATAATTAATTAATAATGAAATGTAAATATCACGCTCCCATGGTATCATGTTTTCAATTTCAGTTAATGAATATTTATGATGTTGCATTAATGCAAAATTAATTTCGAACAGTGCCTCCAGGCTGTTGTGGGAGAGGCTTATTCGAAAAAATCAGATAATCCTATAAAGAACACATCACTTTTAACATTAGTTACGGGATTTAATACCTCAATTTTATGTTTAAGTTTAGGTATTGTATCAAAAAAATCTCTAATATTATTAAAATTTTCTTGTGGCAAACTTTCTAAAAACTCTTGTAATTCTTGTTTAGATATATCTTTAGCTGGATATATTTTATCGCCTTCAAAAATATGATCTATACAATTAATAAGTATTTTAAAAACACTTTCAACTTTTAGTGTTGATACATTTTCACCTAACTCAACGTCATTGATAGTAGGGTATCTTAAAACCATACCTAAATTTTTATTTTTGTCAATAAATATTTTATTATTATGTTTATCATCAACCTGAACCTCAACTTTTGTTAAATCAATTTGAACATCTACATATGTTTTTTTGTCATCAGGACATAAAACTTTAAACTTAGCAATTTCACCCACAGATTTTGCTCGTATGTTTAAAAATATGTATTCTAAATCAAACGTAGGTAGATTGCCTACTAAAATTGAATTAAAAGTACAAGAACTTACAATGTCTTTTATTGCATTTACAATATTAGTATTATTATTACTTTCCAAAGCTATGAATAATATTTTTTCTTCTTTAACTAAAAAAGGTCTATATTTTACTTTTAAGTCTGTTGAAGGAAGTGTCAATTCATAGGTAGGCACTTCAATTTTTGGTAACGTCATAATTTTCTCCTTATTATTATTATATATATGTTATTATTAAAAGAATGGAGGGAATACTCTACCTCCAAAAATTCTTCCTACTGGTAAAGAACGTTTTAATTGTTCAAGCACTTGGCTACCTGTTCGTCTTAACTCTGGTGGTAAACCGCTATTTGGACCACCAAAGGCTCCTGCTGTACGTATTTCATTTACTCTATTTTTATCTTTTACAACAGTTACATCAGGATAATCAGATTGACCTAAAGTTATTTGACCACCTCTATCTATAAAGTAATTTATCCAGTGTCTAAATTCAAAAGTCACTTGAAAAGTTTGTACTTCATTTGCTTCATAAGAATATTCAACCGGCCCTATTAATTTTGGATAACAATCAAAAAGTTTAACAGCATAAGTTGTGGCATCTCTTTCATTTTTAGTGTCAAAACTACCTAATTGAAATATATTAATATCTGATACATAATTTTCGTAAAAATTATAATTAAAAGTTTTTAAACTAAATGCTGATTGTTGCCATAATTCAAAATATGTTCTTTCTCTTAAAAATTTGTCAGCATAAAATGTAGCATTTATTGCTGCTGATTTAAAGTCATAAACAAATTTACGAACTGATCCATGATGCTTAATTTCTTTCATCATCATTTCTCTTTCAGGCATATTAATAGATTTACAAAAAGCGTTTACTCTACGACCATTGTTATTTTGATAATTAATCATATCTGAATTAGTTTTAAAATCTATTAATTCTTCTTGACTCGATTTACTCAAACTATCAGCGTTATTGAATGAGTTTGGATTAGATAATCTTCCTTCAGGTCTAGGTAAATTGAACTCGACATAATATCTAGCTTTACGTGCAAATCCTTCAGCTTGATTAACGTATGACTGAACACGACCAATTGTAGTTTCTTTATTTTTATTTCTTGACTCAAAAAATCTAGGGTCATTTGATATATTGTCAGCAGATACAGGAAAGGGTTTTTCATTAAATCTAGGATCATTAGAGACATTTTCTAAAGAACGATCACGAGGTAAACCTACTCTTACATCAAAACCACCTATACGTACGCCGCCTCTTAATATTGCCATTAGATAAAACTCCTTGAAGCTGCGTAAACACTAGCAGCAGACCTTTTTTGAAATTGCTGAACTGGTAAATATACAGCAATAGCGGCCTGTGTTAAATCTATTCTTAAAAAACTAGACCTTACGTGTTTATACAAATATTTTTTAACTGTAGGTTTTACAAGTGGTATTGATTTAACACCTGAATAACTTACATTTAATCTTGTTGTTTTGTCCATTTTATTATTTGAGGCAAATCTTTGCATTTGATCTAACAATCTAAATCGTAACCCTGGTGGTAAATAATGAAAGTTTAATCCACTAAAACCGCCTGGCATAGACTCTAAAGGTAATACAAGTGGAAACGTGTCATAATAAGGTAAAGTTTTTTTGTACTTTGGGTCGTAAAAAAATAAATTTAATAAACCTATATTAGGTCGACCTGTTAGTTTACCTTGACTCATCAGTTTGTTAGCTGATATTTTATCTGATATAGAAGCAACAGCTTTTTGATACCAACTTGCTGATTTTTGCGTATTTCCTTGTTTATCTACAAGAGTGTCTAATATACTTGCCATTTAATATATTTATGTCAGTTGTAGACACCTAAGTCTTTTTCAGTAAAAATTTTAAACTCTAAATTGTTGCCTTCACAGTACACTTTTGCCGCTTGCCATTTAGCCTGGTTCTTTATATATTCTAATTGTTCACGTATAAAAGCACGACCTTGTTTCTTTTGTTTCTTTGGTGGAAAACACTGACGATATGGTTTGATTTCAACCATATATTTTTTACCTGTTTTTAATTTAAATATAAAGTCAGGATAATATCTATGTATACGATAGTCAATAGGTGAACGATAAACAATAGGTATTTCTTCACTTGCCCAAAACTCAACAGCATCATTTTTATCCAAATATACCATCATACGCCTTTCAAGCAGTGAACGATATACTATTCTATTTGGGTCACCAGCGTATTTTTTAGGGTGTGTTGGTTTATAAATTCCTTTATAACTTGCTCTCATATCATATAAATATTACTATTAATCACAAAGGTATTTATCGTGTTAACAAAGGTATCAAGTTTAATACAACAAAATTATAGTAATTTAAAATCTGTTTTAGGCATACAAAGTGCAAATAATTCAGCTATTAAAAATTTAAATCCTATAAATGCTCCTAATTTTAATAGCCAACAAGTTACGGCAGCTGCTGCAAAAATTTTAAATAAATCTCCTTTAGAGGCAGATTTCGATGTTTCAAATGAACATTTAAAACAAAATCCGTATCAATATGGCGTAGTGTATTATCCTTCAAATATACCTGAATTAGGCGCAGGTCATTATATGATGTTTGATATATTTTTAAATAACAAAACAAAATTTTTAAAGAACGACAATAAAAATACAACTTTAACAACTTTAACAGAAAGTGAAGGTGTTGCCGGAGGAAAAATAGTAGTATCTAAATTTTTAGTTGATAAAGGACGAATTTTTGGTGGGAATTTAAATAAAATTACTAGTCAATTTCAAGCTACTAACGCATTAGGTTATTCATCTTTACCTAGAAGCACAGGAATACAAGCAATTCATAACACACATACATTTATATCTGACACTATAATTTTATATACACCACCACAAGTTAAAACAAATTATGGAACAAGTTATGATACACCTGAAACAGGAACAACAGGTCAGGCTTTTGGTGCTTCAACAGGATTTTTTGATTCTATAACATCGATAGGAGGTGTAGGATTTAGAGAATTTACTTTAGGTGTAGTATCAGGTTTACCAGGAGCAGGCGACGCAGCAGGAGCTTTAGTAAAAAGAAATGCTGAAGCTAGAAATCCTAATTTAGAGGTCGTATTTAAATCTGTACCATTTAGAAAATTTGATTATACTTTTGAATTTGCTCCTAGAAATAAAGAAGAAGTAATATCAGTAGATAAGATTTTAAAATTGTTTAGGTATCATATGCAACCTAGTTTACAAGGAGGTAGCTCTAGTTTTTTTGATGTGCCTTCAGAATTTCAATTAACTTATATGTATATTGATAAACAAAATAGTTATATACCAAAAATTAGTAGATGTGTATTAGAAAATATGGAAATAGATCAATCACCTGAAGGTGTATTTACTACATTTAGGAGTGATGAAAAAGGTGCTTTTCCTACATTAACTACCATGAAACTATCATTTACTGAAACAGAAATAATGACTAAACAAAAAATAGCGGATGGTTTTTAATGTCATATTTTAATCAATTTCCTAGATTAGTTTATGACATAAAAAATGATAAAAATTTTAAATTAACAACAGATTTTTTTCGTAGATTAAAAGTAAGAAGCACTGTATTAAATCAAACTGTATTATATGATTTATATGATGTACAAGATGGCGATACTCCAGAATCTATTGCATTTAAACATTTTGGCGATACAGGTTTATATTGGATTATTTTATTAACAAACGATATAACAGATCGATACTATGATTGGCCGCTAACTACTTTTGAATTTGAAAATTATTTAACAGAAAAATATACAAATCCTGATGGTGTTCATCATTATGAAATTACACAATCAAGTGGTAAGACAACAGGCGAAGGACCAACTGATTTTGATCATTTAATAGAAGTTAATAGTACAACAGCTAATGCGGTGCCAGTCACTAATAGACAATATGAAGAAAGAATACAAGACAAAAAAAGACAAATAAAAATATTAGATTCATCATACTTAACTGTTATAATTGAAGAATTTGAAAACTTAATGAGTGAGTAATGTACAGCTTTATAAATCCTAATGTTTATATAAAACCAGGTAATTTTGAATTAACAGATATATTACTAACTTCATACAAAAGTGGTAATAATGATAATACACCAACAAAAATTGATATAAAAAAATTAGCGTTAGAAATTAATATATACGAAAGTATTTTTAATAAAACTTTGACAGGTAACATTGTTATTGCTGATGCTAATAATATTATCAGTCAATATCCATTAACAGGTTTTGAAAGAATAGAATTTAAATTAAGATCGCCTGGTATTAATAGATTATTTGATTTTTCAGAAAAAAGTGGCCATCCTATGTATGTTTACAAAGTATCTGATAGAAACGAATTATCTCCACGATCACAAGTGTATGTCATACATTTTTGTAGTAGAGAGCTTTTAAGAAACGAACAAATTATAGTTAAAAAATCTTATAAAGAAACAATTGATAATATTGCCAATTCTATAATGTTTGAGCAAGGCAATTTAGAAACACAAAAGAAATTTTTTGTAGAGCCTTCGTTTGGTATTCATCAATATGTTTTTCCACAAATTTTACCATTTGAATGTATTGATTTAATCAGTAGAGATGCCAGAAGTTTAAGATATAACAATTCTGGTTATTATTTTTTTGAAACAGCAGAAGGATTTAATTTTAAATCATTAGAAAATCTTTTTGCATTGACAACTAATGTTGGTCGACCCTCCGTTGCTAAATTTGAATCTATACCTGCTAACGTAAAAAATCAACCTATGGGTCAAAAAGACATAGGTCGAGAAATGGTAATTATACAAGAATTTAAAGTTTTAAGTCAATTTGATACACTTAAAAATTTAAGAAACGGTGTTTATTCGAGTAATCTTATCACACACAATATATTAGAAAAAACTTTTACAAATACAGCTTTTAATTATTTCCAAGATTTTCCTTTATCTTTTCATACAGAATTACAAGGCGGTGATAAACCTAATGTTGACAGAAGTATTGCACCTCTTACGAAATTTAATAAAGATAAATTTATAACAGATGAAACAGGTATATTTTATTTTAAATCAAATACAACACAATTACATGATGATGTAGAGGTACCAAGTCAAAATGAAATATTACAAAAAAGACTTTCACAAAGATTAGCTCTTGAGACTTTTAGAGTGCAATTAAAAGTACATGGTTTTACAGGTCTTTCAGCAGGAGACATTATAACACTGATATTGCCTTCGTATGGTGTAAAAGACAGTAAAGATCCAAAAGACCAAGACCCTATTCTTTCAGGTCGTTATATTGTATCTTCCATACGACACAGTGTATCTCAATTAGATAAAAAACATTATATGTACTTGGAGTGTTTAAAAGACAGCGTAAAAATACCTTTTTTACCTGAATTTATAGATACATTTTCAGACCGAGAAAAAGATAATCGTATTACAATTAATCAGTATTCACAAGACGAAGTAGATATAATTACAAATAATGTGACCACACAGATTTTTAAAATATAATGAGAAACACTCCGAGACCGCCGCTCCGACAGCTATGTAAGGATATAGACCAATGGCCGGCACAGAGTAAACGAGATATTATGCACAATAAATATAGAAAACAATGGAGGCACTATGAATATATGTGAACTAAACTTTACAAAATTCAAAGAAGCATTGAGAAAATTAAAGAATAGACTACTCTCAATAAAACTGTGTAAATGTGGTAAAAAAACAAAGGAATAACTGAGGTCACCGTAAAACTATGAGAATTACTGAAAGAATAACTGAAAGAATAAAATACCTGATAGATAAAGTCGTGCTAGCGCACTCTTATAACAGCGAGATATGGATTTATTACGCAATTATCGTGTTTGTGCTGTTTGTCAAAGCGGCCGGCGGTCTTGCGTAGACTTGCGTAGGTTGTTTTAAATGTATAAAAATGATGTATACACGAGTGTTATTATCGAACGGCATAACGAAAGAACACAATGAATAACGAGAACTTTTTAGGATTTAACGGTTTTGTATGGTTTGTTGGCGTCGTTGAAGATCGTAACGACCCACTTAAAACCGGCCGTCTTAAAGTCAGAGCATTGGGTTCACACACAGAAAATCTTGAATTTCTGCCGACTGCCGATTTGCCTTGGGCGTCTGTAATGTTACCCATTACGGCCAGCGGCGTTTCTGGCATTGGACAATCAGCAACCGGCCTGCTTGAAGGTTCTTGGGTTTTGGGTTATTTTCGAGACGGCCAGCGCAGGCAGGAACCCATTATACTCGGCAGTTTACCCGGCCGTCCAATTGAATTAGCGGACAGTCGAAAAGGTTTTTATGATCCAAATGAGGTTTATC